AATGCCCTTAATATCAAGCATTTGAAAAAAGTAACTATAAACAAACTCTGATCGCATATCTTGTGGCTCATCATTGTCATCAAAGATAACTAGCTTATCAACCTTTTTTGTCTGATTAATTATAGCGTTAAGCGTTAAAGGTAAAGTAGTTTGATAACGACCGCGAGTAGCTACAGAACAAAGAACTTTATCCACGATCCCACCTCATAATCATAAGATTAAATTTATTGTTATCATTAACTTCGCGCATAGTTTCTGAAATAAAACCATGCTCATTAATGTAATTAAATTTAAAGTCAGGAAAATGTGATTCGTTTAAGCCATGAAGCTTATGATGTTCGCCCCAAAATCCTACAGGCTCATTATGCGGAGTAGTCAGTAAAAGGCGCTTGCAATGTTGCTTGAGTTTTTGTGCTATCTCTAATCCATTCTCAATATGCTCAATTAATTCAAAAGCAATTATGGTGTCGTATTGAGCTAAAGGATAGGTGTTTATATCAGCGTTTGTAAAAGATGCGTTTAAGCCCCATTCCTGTTCGCGTGCGACACCAATAATAATAGGATCGTAATCTAAACCTATATAGTTTGCATCATTAGGAAGGAATTGAGAGCCGTAACCTGTAGAGCAACCTATCTCAAGAATATTCTTGCCTAATAGATTTCGGTTAGCCCAAAGATAACGAGTGGCTTCTCTAGGATAGACGGGATCGCCTTTTAGAAAAACCGCTCGCTCGTAATTATTTGTAAGTAAAAATCTATATTGATTTTTGTCATACTCTTTTAAGTAGTCCAAAACTTCTTGTGTTATCTTATTCATATTAATCCTTTAAATTGGATATATTGCTAATACCCTATCGTTTAATGCTAATGCAGTTGTTGTAAATGTAGTTCCGCCTGATACTGTGCAATCAGTTCCATTAACAAGTATAACCCCATTTACTGATACTTGTATTTTGCTTGCAGTATAAGTATTAGTTGTTGTAAAACTTGTTTGTCCTGCGGTTGCAGTATAAGCATTATAAATTAAATTATTTACTAAACTTGCTTGAACTCCACTATACCCTGAAAATCCTGAAAAGCCTGATATACCGCTTCCTGAATAACCACTAAAGCCACTAATTCCACTAGCCCCATTAGCACCGCTGAATCCTGATATGCCTGAAGCGCCATTGATACCACTAAATCCACTTAAACCTTGTTCGCCACTATAGCCGCTAAAACCTGAATAACCGCTAATTCCTTGTATGCCTTGTTCGCCTGAATAACCGCTGAAGCCGCTAATTCCTGATGCACCGCTGAATCCACTATAGCCGCTAAAACCACTATAGCCGCTGAATCCTGACACACCATTAACAAGAGCAAATATTAAATCTTGATTACTAGAAAAACCTGTAGTGCCTGTTCCTGAACTTGAAACTAAAGTAACAGGATATTCCCAATAGGAAGTAGAAGTGCCTGGATTATAATTAGTAGGTGTTGCATTAATTTCCCAAGTTTGAGCATTAGAGCTTGAAGTTTTATCTTGAATAACAAATTGTTCGGTTACTTTTAATAATGCTAAATAAATATCAATATCATCATTATTTTTATCAAGATGTGAAACATTAATTGCCGTAGAACTTATTTGAGTTGCATTATTCCAACTAATACCACCATCGCCTGGATAGCCTGATGTTGATCCTGTGTTTGCATCATATTCAAAAAAGCTTGATGATGCGCCGGGAGTTCCGCTGAAACCGCTGATTCCTGAATAGCCTGATGCACCGCTGATTCCTGAAAATCCTGATGCACCTACTTCCCCGCTGAATCCGCTGAAACCACTTAATCCTGAAAAACCAACCTGACCACTAAATCCGCTAAATCCGGAGTAGCCTGATTGACCATCTTGACCTGAATATCCGCTTAACCCATTGATTCCACTAAATCCTGATTCGCCTGAATAACCGCTAAAACCACTTACTCCCGATCCGCTATATCCTGAAAAACCTGATATGCCGCTAAAGCCGCTTGCGCCTACCTCACCTGACCAGCCGCTATATCCTGATTCACCTGATGCGCCGACTTCGCCACTATAGCCACTATAGCCTGAAATACCTGATCCACTATAGCCTGAAAAACCGGATATACCGCTAGCACCATCTTGGCCTGAAAAACCACTATAGCCTGATTGGCCATCTTGTCCACTATAACCACTAAATCCTGAAATACCTTGTGGCCCTGCTTCACCGCTATAACCACTATAGCCACTTATTCCTGATCCTGAAAATCCGCTAAAGCCACTTATGCCACTAGCTCCATCTTGTCCGGATTGGCCGCTGAAACCTGACGCTCCTTGTGCGCCACTAAATCCGCTAATGCCTTGAGGGCCTGTAGCACCGCTATAACCGCTGATACCTGATCCTGAATAACCGCTGAAGCCTGATTGTCCACTAAATCCGCTTAAACCATCTTGACCTGAAATTCCACTAAAACCTGATACGCCTTGAGGGCCTGCTTCACCGCTATAACCTGAATAACCACTTGTGCCTGATCCTGAATAACCTGAAAATCCTGAAATACCTGATCCGCTATAACCTGAAAAACCGCTATAACCTGAATAGCCTGAAAAGCCTGATCCGCCCGAAAAACCAAGCCCACTATAACCTGAAAAACCGGAGTAACCTGATGCCCCTGAAGTTCCAATAATTCCGCGATCAACAGTTAAAGTTACATCCGCCGCTGATTGAATTGATGCATTAATAATAGCCATTTTAGTTTATCACTCCGTCTGATCTTACTAGGAATAGTAAGAAAATAATTAAATCTTGAGCAGGTGTTGAGCCACTTGCAGGATAGGAAATTTTAATGCGACCTGAAAAGCCTACACAGTTTTCAGCATTAATATCTAATTGAGGATCGCTTGCTATAACACCCCATGCACCTTCATCAATTACTAAAGTAAATGTGCCTGCGGCATCAACCTTATTAGTAATGGTTAAAGTAACTGCACTTGGAGCGGGAGTATAATCAGCAATGTCAAAAGTAAGACCATAACGAGAATCACGAACATTAGATAATTGCCTACGAATAATTGATGCGCTAATAGTTGCGCCTGTTAAATCTATTGGAAGCTCTGTGCCAGTTGCAGTTAAAGTTAAATTCCAATAAGTAGCTTGGTTATAAACTAACTCGCCTGCAATGATTTGATTATCGAACCCCGATACTTGACGGAGTGAATTTTTATTAAAGATAGCCATGTTTTCCTCACTAGGTAAATAACGCAAGCATCTAACTGACGCAATGCGGATGGTCTTATCTTATTTAATAAGTTATTTTACCACAATTATTTAAAATATGGGCCAACTAACCATGTCACTACTGTAAATCTTTTACCTTTTGTTACAGGTTCTACGCCATGCACCATAAAAGAAGGAAATACAATAATGTCGCCTTTTTCTTGTGGCGGATATATTTTTTCATTACTATTCATAATATAAAACTTTCCGCCTTCAAAGTCATCATTAAGAATAGCTAAACAAGTAAGCTTTCTTGTTTCATTTCCTAATTGATGAAAGGTATCAACATGAGCTTCATATTTACCATCAACTTCATACATCAAAAATTCTGTTTGATTTGAATGAGTAATATTGTATTGCCATTTTTCATGGTTAATATTTAAACCGCATGAAGTAAGTGTTGCGCCTATACCTTGATTTTGTGGAAGCATTACTCTTAATACATTTCTAATATTAAGATTTATATTAGCAACAGGATCGCGACCTTCACCAATAAATGGTTGTTCTTTTTCTGTTTCATCTTTTGAATACTCTTTAATTAAGTTATCACAAAAGTTATTAGAAACGCCATTTTTAACTACATAAGCTACATCAAATTGATTGTTTTGAATTGTATTTTTTGTTTTACTAATGCCTAATGATTCACGCTTATCATACTTCCATTCAGCATGAGGGCCATTAGCATCAACATAATGCAAAAATACTTGTGCTTGCCATTGTCCTTCAACATAAGGTTCGCGCCAATGCCATTTATTGCAACCACGATACATAACGGCATCACCAATAGCCATATCAATTTTTGTGCCATTAGTCTTATCTTCATGGTCGCCCATATAAATTGACCAAACATTGCCTTCAAATCCTAATGTAATTGTGGCTGATATTTCGCAAGCAGGTCTATCTCTATGATTTTTTAATTCTTCGCCTTGTTGATTATAAAGGCGAGCATAAGAATAAGTGGGGTAAAGTTTAAGGCCTGATGCTTGTTCAAAATAAGGTAAACAAGTTTCTAATAATTTATCAAAAGGTAATGCGCCATGCACCGCTTGAGATAATGGACATTGTGGATCATTAACTGTTTTTTGTTCTATAACTAATTTTTTTAATTCATCAGTTAATTCTTGGCAAGTATGTTCAAGTAAAAATGATTTTAAATGAACATAACCTTTATTTTTAAACTCTTGTATTGTATTCATATTATCCTTATGTTATCTCTATTGGTGCATCCTCTACTACAATAGGAAATGGTTTAATTAATTCATCGCTTGGATCATACCAAAATTGATCTGCTACTACATTGTCTGCACAATCAACCCATTCTAATCCAACACCTACTTCAAAAATGTTTGCAACATCTTCTACTTGAGCTACTCTGTAACCTGATTCTCTAGGTTCTACTGATGATATTAATGCTTTCTTTGCCATTTTGTTTTTCCTTAATTTCTTTATTTAATTAATTCTTAATATTCTATAACTACAACGCCGCCAGCACCCGAAGCACCTCCACCAGGCGCAGATCCACCTGATCCGCCACCACCACCATAATTTGTTCCAGCTACAGAAGCAGAAGTGCGAATTCCACCTCTAGCACCTCCACCAAAAAATGAATTTCCACCAGCTCCACCACTTGCATAATCAGCGGGGGATTGGCTTCCACTTTCGCCACCACCACCATTAAAATTTAATGTTCCCGATGCCCCTGCTCCGCCAGCTCCTCCCTGTCCACCACTTGCCCCACCTGGAGAGCCAGCTCCACCTCCACCTCCGCCAGTAGCAGAAACAACAGTAGGGCCTATAGTCATTGATGAAGTGTTACCAGTTCCACTTGCACCTCCACCAGTTCCTACAGTTATAGGATAAGGTGTTGAAGCAGTTACAGCCCCTACATAAATAGAACAACCACCGCCGCCGCCACCACCACCACCCGCCCCAAAGTTAGTCATAGGCCCTGATCCACCACCACCGCCCACAACTGTGACTTTTAATTTTGTAGTTGATGCTGGAGTAGTAAAAGTGCCAGGGGATGTAAAAACTTGCATATTAGTAAAACCACCACCACCTGATGCGGCAATCGTAATTGCACCGCTTCCATTAGTAACTGTAATTCCTGAACCAGCAGTTATTGTAGCTTTTGTTAAAGTATTACCAGTAGTATTACCTATAAGCAATTGACCATCTGTATAAGTTGATTGTCCAGTTCCACCATTAGCAACTGCTTGAGTGCCTGTAACGCCTGTGGCTACATCAAGCAACCCTGAAGAATTAACCTTATTGGCTAATTGTGATAAATTAAAAGCTTGTGTCATTTATTTCCCCTTATGCCGCACCTGCTGATGCGAATGTTTGTTGAATAAATACAACTGATGTCGTTGTATATGGTGTTGTTAAACTCCATACACCTGAAGAAGTAGTATAATCAACAGATTCCTCTAATAATAACCCATTTGCGTATAAATTAAAAGCGTTAGCACCAAAATTAAATGAATAATTAGTTTGTCCTGCTACGCTAAAAGTTAATACATTAACAGGTGTTCCTGTTGGCGTTGTTAAATTATTACTACTAAATTGGATATTGACTAATTTACCAGTTGTTGTTGATGGAAAACTTCCTAATACATTTCCTGCTATATCAAAATCTTGCTCATTTAAAACAGTCCCATTTATAAATAAAAATTCATATCCTGATTGAAATTTCCATAATGTAGGGGTAAAATTAGAAGCTGAAGTTAAATCTTCTTCCCATCTTGTAAAAGCAGGATAAGAAGCATTTGTGGCTCGATAATTATAAATATTGTCGCCAGCTACAACACTTGTTACAGTTGTTGTAAAAGTAATAGTGCGCGTTGAATAATTAACGCTTGATACAGTATATTGAGTTGGAGTGCCTGTATTAGCAAAAGTCATTTTACTGCCAGCTATAATAGCTTGATAAGGCATAGTAGCACTATCCCAAACTACATCCGCACCTGATACACTATCGACAGTTAAATAAGTATTATCATAAAATACGCCACTAGATTTAGCTCTCATAGATATAACTGATACAACATCATTTAAAGTAGCGCCTACGCTTAATGTAACGCTTGCTGATGCGTCTGTATATTCTGTTTCAGATAATAAACAACCATTTTGAAATACTAAACATTGATCAACAATATAATCAGCATCGCGAGTTACACTAAATACAGTTTGCCCTGAAGTTGCATCAAAATTATCAATCGTAATAAAGAAGTCATCAGGCGCAGTAAATCCTACCACTCTGCCATAAATATCAATGGTTAAAGTAGCGGCACTTCCTGTTTTGGTAGAAGGGCCACCAAAATCTAAAAATTGATCTAATGAAGCTACAACTTGGCCTGAATTAGTATTTTGAACTTTAATCTGACCTGTGCCAATAGTTGTTGTTCCTGTGCCAATCACTTGTCCAGTAGCTTGATCTAAATCAATAATATTTGTGCCATCAGGCAAAGCTGACCATATTCTAGGATTAAATTTTAATGCAGTAGTAGGAACAAAAGAACCAGTAGCTCCAGCGTAGCCTGCAAAATCTGTATCAAAACTAAATTTACGACTTTGACGATTTGCAAAAGCAAGATAAATATTAGTGCCAAAAGCAGGATCAGCTATATACCATTTATAATCAGCAGGATTAGAAGATGGGCTTGATGAATTAGTATTATAAAGACCAAAATAAGTTCTATTTGTAGGGCTAAAATTAAAGTTACTTGAGCCAGTAATATTGTCAGCATAAGCTACAGATATATATTTTTCTGTATATTGAAATGTCATTGGTCGCCATTGAAAAACGGCTGAAGCTAATGAAAAATCACTTGTTGCAATTTGATTAACCATGCGACTAAAGAAATACCAATTGCCTGCTGAAATCCCATAAAGTTGAACAGTTGGCATAGTAGTATTAATACCATAAGGATTGCCATTAGATTGTATAGCCGTAGTGCCTGCAAATATAAGTTGAGCAGTAGTTGGGTATTGATAAGCTGAATACCAAATTTCAGCATATTGTGTAATGCCCGCGCTTGAGCTTGTAATAGTTACATCAAAATAAGGATTATCAACTGATGGATAATTAGCTGATATAACAGGAACAGGAATTGTGCCAAAAGTAACGGGTGAACCTATACCAGTATTTGACGCAGGTGTAAATTGCGTTATATTTATGTCGTCATAAACTTCAGGATTATATTCCATTAAAGTTAATTCAGCCGTAATTGCACCTGTGTCTGCTATTTTTTCTACAACTTTTGACACTCTATATAATTTAGCATTCCAACCATAATTAGTATTAGTAACTGTTACAATATCGCCAGCTTCTAATTGAATGCCAATATATGTAATTTCTAAAACAACTTGCAAATCTTCTCTAGCCGCTTCAAGCATTCTGTTTGCAAGGTATTGAGCCGTTACATTATTATTTGTTAAATATAAATTAACTGATTGTTTATTAACAGGCTCATTTGGAAATAGCAATGTAGGCGCAATAGTTTGAAGATCAAAAGTAGCTGAATTAAATGTATCTTTTTCTGATACATCAGGAAATTTAACTTCTATTACATTAAACGAATTTGCTAAATCAATTGGTGTTATTTGTATAGGCGAAATAATATTGCTATCACTTAAAGCCATTGCTACTGTATATGTTGGCGATTGAATAATAACGCCCCAAGTTCCTGTAATTTCATTATATTTAACTAAACAATCGCAACAATCTGACATAGATTGTATGTTTTGCATAATTTTTTGATTAGTATCTATTATTCCATTAAATTCAAATCTTGGTTGCGTTGAAGAACCGCCTGTATATGGCGTATAAGTAAAAGATGCATCTGAATAAGTATTTAATGCGGTTAAAGAAGTAGTATCAATTAAAGATGTAGGAATAGCCGCGCCATAACGAGTGGAAGTAAAATAATCTAAAAAGCAATCACCTGGCGATTTTCTTGCATTTGTTATTTCAAACCTTGTGGATTGCAATGAAGTTAAAGCACGATCAGCATTATATTTAAGATGAATAATAGCAAAAGCGCAATTGCTCATTAATTTAGTGCTATCCCATGTATAAATTAATCCTGCTGATTGCATAATAGTTATTGCACTAAATCCACTATTAGTTGGATTACTTGAGCCATTACGATATAAATATATATCCATATAGCCAGCTATATTTTGAACTTCAGCAGTTGATTCATCTTCTAATGAATCGACAGAATATCCATTAGCATTAAAATTAACTTTTTTACCACCCCAATATATATTTCCAAAAGTAATCGTATCAGGCGATCCACCTGTTTCTGTGTTTGTTACTTCAGATAAAGATATAACCCAATATATGTCTTGATTGTCTGCCGTAATAGACATATCGGTAACAATGCCACCCACATAAGCTTTGCCATAAACAACTGGTAATTTGTTATCGCCAGCAGGCGGAAGTTGTTGGCGACTGCCAGGATTAGGTTGATTAGCTTGTTCAAAATTACCTGCGCTTGGGGGTTTAGGTGCAAAAAGACTAGATACAATAGTTGATGCAATCATATTAATTGCAAAGCCAACTACAGTTGCAGTAAATCCTGAAAGACCAATAGCGGCGGCAATAATAGAACCTGCCGCTAAAGCTTCAGAGCAATATAAAAACCAAATTAAAAATATTAATATAAAACGAATCATTGCATCCAATTTTCTTCTATTTTAGTAAATCCAAATCTTGCATAATTAATATCAGGGCTTGTTGTCATTTTAGTCATCGTAAATAATTTAATTCTTCCTTGATCTTTTAGTTCTTGAGCTTTATCTATATAAGCTTTCAGTAATTTATATCCAACTGTTTTATGTCTATATTTAGGTTTTACATACCAAGCTAATTCATACAATGCCAAAGTTTTATCGCACCATACGACAGGGCTAATAATGCCCATAATAAATCCTATGTTATCTTCTACAAAAATGACACCTCGACCTGCAATAATACTATCTATAATGGAATTAAAATAATCAGGATTATTAATATCTTTATATTGCTCTATTGGACTTTCATCCCTAAACATTCGCATCATATTTTGTAATTGTATTTTGTCGTATTTTGTAGCTTGTCTTATCATACATCCTTGCCAAAAGAATAATTAATTGTTTCTATAAATCCAACTCTTGCCATAGAAGTATCCGTAGGATTCCAATACATCCAAGCATTATCATTTGTATATCGACCAGCAGTTCTATTTTGTAAAATAATTTGAATGCTTGATGCCGCTATGTTTATAACGCCAACATACATTCTTATTTCTTCCATCCATTGTTCGGATATGGCAAAAGAATTTACATAGCCTGTAAAAAATTTATACAAACCGCCTGTGCCACCTGTTGTTATTAATGCGCCATTAGTATCAAAAAATCCATGCCACATTTCAATATAAGAACCTTTTATTTCATGGCCTAAAGTCCAACCTAATAAAGCCGTATCAATACCAACAATAGTTAAACTTGTTTCATTGGCGGTTGATTTAATATCTCTTTGAACATCATTAATTTTGACTAGACCACCTAAAGCATCAAAAGGCTGACTATCAACGGCAGAAATTGTTAATGCGCTTGGTGTTGTAGCAAATCTATAAACAACACTTTCATATACTGTGCCTGTGCCTGATCCAATACCTGTGGCTACAAATACTGTGCCATAATTATTATTGGCCGCACCCCAAGAAGTCCAATCAGTAGGATTAATTCCGCCAGTAACAGTAGTTCTAACTGTATAAGTTTGACCAATAACAAGATTCCCAGCAGTAACAGTTGCTCGCGTAGTAACGCGAACAAAATCTGCCATTCTTATATTGTTAGTATTAACGACTGGTGTTATTACATTCATAGAACATCTTCAATTGCTACAAAAGGGCCATTCCAAGATATAAATGAATCATTAGTCATAGGCACCAATGTATAGGTAGGATACTCTCTTAAAATTACAGGAAATGTAGTTCCTGTATAACTTGTGCCACCTAAAGATATGGTTGTTCCATATTGGCCAATAACTGCTCCAACTGCACTAACTAAAGTATCAATTAAATTTCTGTGAACAGGAATATTAACAGTTGAGCTTGCACCTCTTTGAACATCAGCCGTTGCAATATAAGCATATCGGCCTACTTGGCAAAAATCGCCTTTTTTAACAATGTAAGCCGTTGAAGATATGCTAGGCAAACTACCTAATACAAGTGTTTTATTAGCACTTGAAGTTTGCCATTGACAAGCCGCTATTTGGCCTGATGTCATATCACCTTGATAGGCTACATAATTAAGCCAACCAATATTTGTAAAATTAAGATATTGTTCTGTAGCTTTATCTGCTACGCGCAAGGCTGATAATAAATCTCTATTTTGGCTATAAAGTAAATACTTCATAGGATTCATAGTAAATTCAAAAGGTTGAACAGTAAGAAGTTCGGAAGTTGAGATGCGCTGATTGCGACTTAACACTTGACCAACAAGCTTTTGATCATTAATTGCAATCGATTCTGAAACTTGTAATATTGTATTTAATGACATAATTATGATCTCGATTGTGGCAATGATCTTGTAGCGGATTGATTAGCCGCAAATACCGCTTGTTTATTTCTTGATAAAAATTGTGTTGCAGATTGCGTATCAATAGCGCTCATGCTTGCAATATAAGGGCCATTATACACTACTTGAGGGCCACCGCCCATAGAGCCTAATTGATTATTTGGAATAATAGTGCCACTTGTTTTTGGTATCATTAATTCAGGCCCTTGTTCGCCAACAAGATATGGTGCGCCACCGGAAACATCGCCACCGCCAGCTCTAGCACCTATATGAATTGATCCGCCTACTGCGCCTGTAGAACCTGTAAACATTCCACTTCCGCCGCCACCAAATAATTTACTAAAAAATCCGCCTACACCTGATCCTTGAAACATAGCCGTTGCTTGAGCTTTTAATTGAATTTTAATAAGGTCTGAAATTATGCTACGAGCAAGATCACTAAAACTTAATTTACCTGTTTGAACAAAATTATCTAATGCAGTTTCAAGATTTTGTGTTACGGATACGAATGCTTGCTCACCTAATTTAGCCGCATTAGAAGCGTTATCTGCATAAGTAGCAAAAGCTTTTTGCCAACCAAACTCAAAACTTCTTTGAGCTTCACCAACCTGATAAGCTTCTCTAGCTCTAGCTTTTTCTGCTTCAGCCCATCTATTAGCTTGCTCTTGATTCATCTTGCGACCAAATTGATCGCCTAAAGTTAATTGCTGACGCTTTTGCTCTATATCAAATAATTCTAATTGAAGTTTTCTTTCATTCTCTGTAAGGAAAGCTAATTGATGTTCTTTTTGTAATCTTTCGCCTTTAGCTTTACTTATTAATAATTCTCTTTCATAAAATTCTTGTTGTTTCTTTGCCGCTTCAGCTAATCTTTTTGCTTCAGCTTCAGCTTCTTTATTTTTAGCTTCAGTAACTTCTCTAATGCTTTTTTTATCTGCGGCTACGCCACCAATGCCTGACATAATGCCAGGAACATTAGCGCCTTGAACTGATCCAAATTCTCTTTCGCTTGGAGCTACATATTTGCCAATACCTTCTTTGTCTTTCCAGGCCGCCCACCATCCTGCTTCTTTTTTAATTTCTTGAAATCTATCAACTATACGATTTGATTTATCTAGCCAATTTTGCATGGAAAGAGTTACGGCTTCAAAAGCAGGCGCAAGTCCATTAGCAAGATTTATTTTTAATTGAAAAGTAAATTTATCTAAACGATCAATAGAATTAGCAATTTTAGTAAATGCTACCTCTGATTCTTCAAATTTGCTTTTATTGTTTTGTAATTGATCGCCTAAACTTTTAATATCAAGGCCACGAACTGCTCGGCCAAACATATCCATAGCCGTAGCATTTCTTTTCGTAGTATCTTCAATGGAAGCTAAAGCAATTGCAGTTTTTTCAAATAATTCTTGGGGAGTTAGGGTTCTTAAATCTTTTAGAGATATGCCAATAGATGAAAAAGCTTTCTGTGCCTTTTCGCCACCTTGCGCGGCTTCATCAACTTTGTTTGCGAATGATGCCATAAGCTTACCAGCATCATCGCTATTGCCACCGCTTAACTGTAATGCGCTTGACAAACGCAATACAGATTGAATTGACATATCATTAGCTTTTGCTACTTCTTCAATTCTATCAGCAAAATTTATAGCTTCACGCGCGGAAGCGGCAAAAGCAGTTCCAACCGCAAGTAAAGATATTTTTGCGCCTGTGCTAAAGCCTTCTACTTTGTCTTTAGCCTTGCCTAGATTGGCATTAAATTCGCCTGCATCAAGCCCAAGTAAAACTGCTAATCTTGAAATAATTGCCATGTTTATTTACCTTCAAATCTATCCATTTTAAAGTTTGGTGCTTGGCTCATAAATAAAAGAAGTGAATCGCTAGGATCAACTTTTTCTATGCCATAAAAATATTCATAAGCACTACCTAAAACGCTTTTTAGAGTATAAGGTTGGCTACCACTTGCTCTTAAATAATTAAAAACTCCAGCGACTAGAGTTCCTTGCATATTTAATAAACCTCTATTTCCAACTAACCCATCCGCATACATGACTGTTATTTCATTCATGGTTGCTTCATCTAAAGCGTCTATATCTTGTATTGTATGCCCGTTAAAAACCATAGACGCGCGCACTTGGGTTCTTAACGAGCCTACTACTTTGACTTTATATCTTTATAGTCAGGGCTAATAACCTCGTTAATTTTTTCCACTAAAGTCATTTGAACTGATAATGGAAATTCAGCTTCTACATCTTCATAAGTTATATCTTCTAATGATCCAGTTTCAGGTATTAGAAATTTAATATATTCAATTATTCTATGTTGCAATATATGTTTATTCTTGGCAGTTTCTCTCATTGACCTACCATCAATAACCATATCATTATCTTTTATTTCTACACCTTCTTTTTCTTTAAGGCCATCAAATTCTTTGAGCATCCTTTGATATTCAAGCTCAACTTTTTCCTCATTAGGATTTTTAAAGTAATTATAAATAGCTTCAATTTCTTGAACGCTTGGCACTCTTACTTTAAATGTATGATCGCCTAATTCAAACGACCTAGTTAATACCGATAATCTATTTTCCTCGTATTTTTTACCGAGTGCTGATCCTAATTTGCTCATGTCTTATTTCCCTTGTGTTGTTAAATTTTTAGCTTTATAAGCATCCATTTTTTGTTTAATAATCATTCCTAACTTTGCCGCAACGGCTTGAGCTTGTGATTCTAATGATACGCGCATAAATGGTTTGGCTGACATATTAGCAGTTCCAAATTCATTAGCTATAGCTCTAGCGTCAAACATAACGCCAGCTTCAGTATAAAATTTCCTTCTAGCCTTTTTATATTCCTTGCCTTTTAAATCACCATATTGAGCTTGAAATTGTTGCTTTACTTTTTTAGGAATTGGCCGAGATGAAACGAGAGATATAACAGAATCTTTTGGTGTTACATATCTTGACTTCATATCTTTTCTAGTAGGTCGCCTTGCGGTGATATACAAAGAGTTATTTAATGCGCCTGTGTCTTTAGGTGATAATGCTTTAGACATAGCCAATACAGGTTTCATGGCATCTCTAACGGCTGGTATTAATATTTTACTTTTTGAATCTTTGTCGCCAAATTGTTCTTGAAATTCTTTAAATGCATTAAGAGTTTCTTTTAAGCCATTGACGGCAAACTTGACACTCATTATTCTGCCTTAATTATTTTTTGATAAATCGTATTATTAAGTTTAATAGCGTAATCAACGGCTTGTTCGGGCGTTAGTTTATCAGCATGATTTTTAGCAATATCGTGAGCTAAAGCAATGCCTGTTAAGCGTTGTTGGGCAAACCCAAACCAGTTCTTTTGACCTGAACCAGCTTGGGATACCAAATAACTTAATAGATCATCAGTTGTTTTAACTTGTGTTGTCATTTCTTTTCCTCAATTAATTAAGAGTTAGACCATCCGTATTGATTGCCACGCGGATGAACTGTAAACATACATTTAGCTTCAGCAGTTGGGTTAGGATCAACTTGGAATTGACCTACGCGACCATTAAATGCATAAGCAACATAGTTTGTGCCATCAGTTGCTAAAATTACAAAAGTTCTATCAATTGTGCCATTTTCTGCATCATCGCGCATTAATAGCAATTGTGAATCAGCAGGATTCCATGCCGCAGTAATGCTCATAGATGTTGGAGCGGCTTGTGTAGGAATCTTGTCAGATTGACGAGAGCCTGCAACATTGTAATTAGCCATTGCATCATCTTGACCAAAAGCAGGGATAGCTTCAACTGGTAAAAGATTAGCATCAACAGCAATAGCATTAACATCAGTCCAATCTGATAATTCAGCTATTGTTAAAACAGTTGGTGTTGCGCCTGGTTGGCAATAAAGACTTGCGCTAAAACCTGGTAAAACTTTATTTGGAAGTGCCATAATTTATTTCCTCACATTAAAAAATTAAAAATTCTTATGTTGGTATGTATAAGGTGCAATCCATAAATATATTATGAAGCCCAATCTCATTGTCGTATCCATGATATAACCACACTACATCTGCTTTTGAAACATTAAAACTATTACCGCCGCCACCAAAAGTTCCGCTATAGCCATGTAGTGATTGCAAAATATCGTTAGCGGTATCAAAACCATCTGCCATATCTTGTGTAAATACACTAATCTGAAAAACAGGTGTATCTATGCCTTTAATACTTTGTATATTGCCAGTATAAACTGGTTGATGCACATCTCTTAATTGCCAAGTAATAAATTTACCTTGCGTTGCATAATTTCTATTGAAATTAGCATATACAGGTATAGGCGTAACTATACTAGATAATTGTGCCTGTATTGCCTGTGCATATACCCTAAC